TAAAAGGTAAGTAACGAGATAGGCAACGTTTCCGTTTTCTACCTCGGTATACAGTTCGTGGCTCCGAATACAACATCACGTGATGCGTGCCGAGTCGCTGGCCCAGGGCCATCACCAAGCGACCCCGTCTTTAGGTTGGTTTTTTATTTACTTGGTCACGAGCGACAGTAAGGACAGTGACGTAGGTTCTCTTCTTTCTCGTACTTCACCTGACGCCTGTCGTCCCAACTATTCCAGTCTTGATTATACTTTACGACGAGTGGGTATCGCGCAAGAAACTCTGCGCTGTCTTGGTCTTCGTGCCACTCGTTCTCAACGTCCTCTGAATACGGAAACTTTGGTTCGGGTTCATCGGGCTCTCCATACATGCATCGCTTGAAACACCCAACGCACATAGAGTGTGTGCATCTGGGCATAACCACGCCTGGCTTCGTTTCCAAGCACACTGGACAGTCTGTAGTCTCTACCGTATCGAGTTTCCCACCAAACGTGCTATCGCATCCGATGCAGATACAAAGTCCCACCTTCTTGAGTCCGTGAAACCACGGAGGAAGTTGTGAACCACATACAAGTTCGTTACAGCAGGGGATTGGCTTACATTTATGTTCGCAGCTGTACTCTGGAGACTGTCCGTAAGTGTTCTCGTTGATCGTCTGAGTGAGGCACTCGCCGTTTCCAGTACAGTTTGACATCTTGGCAGTGGAAAATGTTTTGTTTTTAGACCGCCGAATCCGTTTTCGGCGTCTACTTGACTACGAGCGCCTGGTTCTCGGGCGAGAGCTTGTGGTAGGCGAGCCACGCGCACTGGAAGAACGACTTGACCCTGGACCTGGGGCGATTGAGCTCGTGGCTGCGCTTGGCGCGCGCGAACATCCGCGTGACGTTCTGGTGCGTCTCCAAGTACTCGAAGAACATGTTCGGGCGGTCATGCCAGCGGGCAATGTAGCGGTTGACATACTCCGCGTGCTTGCCCTTGGCCACGCAGCAGTCCTCGCCGACGTGGTAGGTCATGGTCGACTGCGTGGCAGTCTCTTGGGTGTGGAGCAGGTATGCGACCTGCTCGTCGAAGCTGGTGCCGCACCAGTCGCACTCGGAGAAGGAAGGGACGGACGACATCTTGGCAGGGGCAGAAGAAGAGCGAGAGCAGCAGCAGGACATTTCAGCAGGAGATAACCCTTGCTCCTCCCGCACACGAATCCGTTTTTAGCGGATCCACCACCCCTCCGTGTGCTTGGTCTCATAGCACCTGGCTGCAGTATGTCCCTTGCGACCACATCGCGCACACCAGCCCTTTGCGACGGGCTCGGGCTTGGGTGGTCGGCATCCCTTCTCGTGCTGTTCGCACGCGTAGCGGTTGGGGTAGTCCGACACGCACCACTGGCAGGCCCAGGTGATGTTCTGCGGCTGGGTGCAGTCCGCCACCTTGTGTCCGGTGGCGTGGCACTTCACACACGCGTCGGCAGGCGCGTGGAGGAGAAAGCGAATGGCCTGCTCCTCCTCGTCTGGGATCCGCATGTCGTCAAAGTCGTACCATCGCACGGCGTCGATGCCGTGCTTCTTCATGAGAGCCAGTGTCGTGTCGCGCACGTCCGTCGGACCCGTCAGCGGGCGGGATTCGGCGATACGCAGCGGGGCGTAGGTGCGCACCCATTGCGTTCCGAAGCCAATCTCGTAGTAGGTGTAGGTGTGGTCCAAGTCCTTGGTCTCGCCGACCAACCACTTGCCGCAGGTGAGTTCAAGAATGTAGAGGGTCGTCATGGTAGCACTCTTCCTTGACTCGGGCCGCCTGAATCCGTTTTCTAGAGGTAACACAATGCATGCCTACCAAGTCTATTTCTTCGTCTTGAAGTTCATTGTTCTGGCCCAGATCGTCTTACTGGCTCTTGGGTACAAGGTCGCCGAGAGCTCGATGTTCGCCGTCGTGGACACCATCTTCAAGACCTCGCTGGGCCTGTTCCTCGGAATCTACTTCTGGTTGTTCCGTCCGAAGGGTATCAACTGGGAGGACGGTATCATCGTCTCCATCGGCGGGTTTCTGATTCTGACGGAAATCAAGTTCGAGCCGCTGTTGGCGTTCTACAACCTGCGCGACGAGACGATCACGAAGACCGCCCGTACAGTCGTCGGATAGGAATATCCACTCCTCTGAAGATGAGCTCATCCACAATCTGAAAGGTCTCGTAGACGGGCGTCAGAACCCGCAGCTCCCCGCGAACAACCAGGACGTTGTCGTCGTCCTTGCACTCTATTCCCATGAGCCGTATCGCATCTTGGTAGGTCTTGATGGTCTTCATCTTGCTTCTTCGTATGGTCTTGAACCCGATGGTAAACATGGGTTGATCCGTGCTGAACCAGCTCCCCATTTACACTCACTTAAGTAAAACACTCAAAATGCCTACGTGCCTCGTATGTCAAGACGAGATGGACATGGAAGAGTTTGAGGACGAGCAGGAGTCCACCGCAACCTGCCTGAAACTGGAATGCGGTCACGCGTTCCATTCTCGGTGTATTATCAGCTACATGCGCCGCACGGACTACGACTGCATTCAGTGCAACCGTCATCGGACTCCCGAGGTCGCGCTGGAAGAGGCGGGTCTGTGCGCACAAGCCATTCTTGCCTTCAAGCAGGACCGCGAGGTCCGTCGCATCCGCGCGCTCATCAACCGCAAGTCCAGGGAGTACTGCAAAACAAGAACGGCGGCACGAAAGCAGATTGAGACCTTCGTGAAAGAGAATGACGGATTCGGGGTTGCAGAAAAGTACAAGGAGATTGAGGTGTTGATTAAGGAGCTGAAGACCTACACGAAGAAGGAGTGCATGCAGCGCAATCCAACCTTGATGGCAGCCATCAAGAAGGAGTTGTCGCCCGAAGGAATCTCGCGATACACGGAGTACTCGTTCCGTCGCATGATGGGTTTGCCGAGTCAATGGGACCTACGCACAAACGTCATGGTAAAGTTCAAGTAATGGAGACCTTTGTCGTCAATTTCAAGAAGCTGACCATCGCCGAGCGCAAGGCCAAGCTGGAGCAAATCATCATGTTTCTGCGTAACCAGAATGCCCACGTAGAGGCGGAGGCATTCCAGACGTTGAAGGCGTGTTATCCGACGTTTGCTTTGTCCTCAAACGAGCGGGCGTTTCAAGAGCACTTTGCGTGGATTGAGATTGCAGGTGTAGCGGCGCACCCTGCGGTGAACCATGTGTTGAGTCAGGGTTAATAGTACTGCGGGAACGTCTTGCGCAGACCCCAGTAGACGGCACCGAACACGAGCGCGTGGGTCACGGCCTGCACCTGAAGGGACGACCCAGGCGGCAGCGCCACAATCACGCCCGGAGTCAGCAGCACGAACAGAATCATCGGGATGATTACGTTGAGGTCCATTTATATCTTGTCTACGACAATTCCTCCAGGGGTGCGACTGACAACCACCTGCCCCTTGTACTTGCGTTGCAGGGCCCAGACGACATCGAATACGTGCTTGTGGAGCACACATGGGCGGTACTGGCGGTCGCCGCCGTCAATGTCCGAATAGAAAAGGTGGGTCTCGCCCTTTTTTAACATGTCCTCAATCTTGGTTGACACGACCACGACTGAGAACTTGAGTTGTTGCTGATAGGTTGCCTGGCTCATCGCCTCCAGTATTGTTGTCTACGCAGATTCATATCCGTCCCCCCTACTGCGGATATCGTTGAACTGAAGGTGCATCCAGAACTGATTTCGGTTCAGAGACGTTGTCTTCATACGACCAACCATGTCCGAGTAGCTGTTCCAGCAGTACTCAGTCAGTTCTTCCTCGCGAAACATCTTCTGGATGAACCACGCGGTCGCCTGTTCCTCGGATGGATCATACACTGGGTCGCGTGGCGGAGGGGGTCCGAGATGAACGACCGGTGGCAGCATGGAGATCCAGGAAATTGCATCCATCGCGTCGCCCCTGTACATACGCAACGCGCGCACGGCCATACCGCGATCGGTGTGCGCAACCTCCATTACCTGCTGTATGTCGTTCTCTGTCACGCGCACACCCTCGCCGATATGGAGGAGGCGGTTCTCGGGTGGCGGCGGACCCGCCGGAGGAGGAGGGTCGCTCGTCAGCTCCATGATAGAGTTCACGATATCCCCTTCGTGGCGTCGGAGGGAACGAATCGTATCGTCTCTGGATGCCTCCGTATGAGCCATCACGAGAGCAATACTCCTCTCCTCAAGGATGACGCCTCCACCGACGTCGACAGTGCGTTCGTCCCTCGGTTCGGGAGGTGCGCCGCCGGACATGCCAAATATCGTCGGCGCAAACATATGGTCGAACCCGCCATCGCTCATATGGATGACAATTCGCGGCCGAGGCGCGACCTCTGTGGCACCCAGTCCCTTGCGGCACATGGGACAGGATGGATTGTCCTTACCCCACTTGGTAAGGCATGCGATGTGGAAGGAGTGCTTGCAGGAAAGGGTGCAGTGTCCAGTAGAGTCGTCGACCTTCTCGTAGCAGATAGGGCAGTCGTCCATGGTAAAAGGTTTTGTTGTATACTCGGCGAATTCCGTTTTCAGTCGTAGAGGTCGTCGTACTTGGACGGCGGAATGCGAATGCGGAGACCGTGAGCCGAGTTGGCGGACACGATGGCGTCTGGGGGCGGAGACGCGCAGGTGTGGAAGTAGTGGATCTGGTCAAGGTCTCCAATCTCCTTGAGGCGGTTCTTGACCCACATACGCCCAATGGGTAGGACCGAGTGTTGGTTGAAGCACCTGCTCAGGCACACGCCCCCTGACTCCACGAACAGAATCGCCAGATGCTCGTGGTTCTTGTCGTCAAAGGTGGCGCGGACAAATTCGGGAATGAAGATCATTGCACGCCGCATTGCGCGCTTGGTGTTGAGAAGAGGACCGAAGACCACACCGTCCGTAATGGAGAGTGGACGCTTGATGGTGTCGTAGACGTAGGCGCGGCACATGCCGCACTCAATGCAGTCTTGGAGCTCCATGGTAAAAAGTGTTTTTGTATACCCCGCCCGTTTCCGTTTCCACGTCCCTCCGGTCCTCGGGTCCCGCTCAGAAGCCGCTGCGGTTCTGGAGGTCCAGCTTGCGGAGGTCATCGGCATCGTAGCCCGCCCACATCTCAGCCTCGTTCTCGGCCAGCTCCTTCTCGCGGAACTCAAGAAGGCGCTCCCAATGCTCCGTCTGCGCGAAGGTCATGCGAGTCTTCAGCTTCTCCTTGATGTGCTTGATGGCTGCACGCGAGTCCTCGAGCGACCTGACGGGCGTCGGGTAGGTACAGTCCTCGGCATACTCGCCGCTCTCGCTTCTGTCGCACTCGTCGCACATGGATCTGGGCGACTCGGGCAGGGGCTCGTAGTGCTCCTCGCACCTGAGAATCAGGTGGCCCTCATCGACGTCGGGCGGCCCGCTGTAGTAGAGCGCCCGTGTGGTGCAGCCCTCAACCCCGCAGGGGTGGGTGAACAACTCGGGTGCGGGCGTGCGAATCACCGCGGGCGGCTCCGGAATCGGAGACGTCACGGAATTGCGGCGACCCGTGCAGGGGTGCTGCGCCGACAGGCCCACGCAGGCATGCTGCGCCGACAGTACGCAGCCCGGGCAGCGCGTCGGGTCCAGCGCGAGACCAACGGAATACTCCTTGCCGCAGTCCACGCAGCCAGGCGGCACCTCGGGGCACCAGCCGTCGGCAGGAGCGCGGCGCACACGCTTCATATGGCAGGTGTGGCAGCAGTTGTCAGGGAACACTTGGGACCATGCGCCGCAGTCCTCGCAGTGTGTGACGGGTGGCTCGGTACAGTCTACGCACTTGCCGAGATACATGGGAACCTTGTTGGAGCAGTCGGTCTCGTTGCAGAAGAAGATGTGCTGGTTCATGGTGTTGTAGGTTGCAGTGTAGAAGCCGCGGGTGTTGGAGTGCTCGTGGTTGAAGAGGATGAACGCCATTGTAGAAGAAGGAGAGTACCGGGGGGAATGGAAAAGTATTTTAGACTTGACGAATCCGTTTTTAACACACTCCGCTGCGCTACGCTCCCTAGAACCGAGCGCCCAGGTCGAACAGCGAACCGTTGTGCTCGTAGGTGTGGGCCTGCGTGTAGGTGACGCGTCCATGGTGGACAATGTCGTCCCAGGCGTTGGTGTCCTCCTCGGCATCCAGCTCCTCGTCGGTCATCATCTTCTTGGCGCGCACCTTGCGCCTGATGGTTGTCCAGCCCTTGGTGTCGTCGGGCATGAACGGCTCACAGCGGCACGCCCAACGGTCGCCTCCACGGAGGACGATGTGGTAGGCAGGCGAGCGCCGACAGTCGTCGAGCGCCCGCAGGTAGTCCGCCCGATTCTGCTCCTGCTGGCGCTGCACGGAGAACGGGGCGTTGTAGTTGATGGGGTAGCGGGCAGCAGCCATGTTGAGGTCGGTGGTAGACATTGTAGCGTTGTGGGAGTAAGGTCTCATTCCGTTCCGCCGCACGTTTCCGTTTTTAACGACCGTTGGAGTCCCATTTGTTTGGGGCTCTGGGGTAGTTAGTTGAAGTTACTACTTGCGCTTGAAGACGAGCTTCCACACCACACCGCACACGACTGCAAACAGGACGGCGTGCGTCACGTTCACCGTGAACGTGGAGCCACCCGGCGGCAGGCGGACGAGGACACCCGGGATGAACGCATAGAACAGAACCGCGTGAAAGAGAAGTTTACCCCACATGTTGTTTACTCCTAGCTGCGACAATTTTCACGCGACCCAATATAAATGAGCAGCACCCCAGCCGCCGCCCCTCCTCCTGCGAACAAGGTTGCGACGACGACAAGCGTCGATACCGCAATCGGAACGGCTGGTGTCACGTCGACACTGCCGTCTTGGATGGCGGGTACGTGGATAATGGTCGTCGGACTCTCTGTACTTGTGTGGGTCGTATTGTACTGGGTTGGCGCGGCCAAACTGTCGTATGACACGTCGGGCTCGGGTCTCTGGGCGCTTCTTGCGTTCATCTTCGCACCCTTCTACTACCCGTACTACGCGTTCTTTATCTCCAAACCCGCACCGGCGCCCGCAATGATGGGCGGTGGCCGTGGCGGAGACCCCATTGGAAACCTCGTCAAGGCCGTTGGTGCGACACTGAAGGCTGGACAGCAAGTCGCGAAAACCTTCAAGAAGTAGGCTTGGGTTCGCCCCTGAACAGGAAGAGCATCTTGTCGGACAGGTCGTCAAAGAAGATGAAGATCGCATACATGAACATGAAGTTACTGCCGTACTGCTCGATGTAGTGCTCGAGCGCAGGTTTCAACGGGACAATCGGAATGATAAACCGCACAAAGTACGTCACCCAGAAGGCTGCGATGACCAAGAGAGATATCTCCGCAATCACATCCGACCACTGAATCCACGCAGGCTCCTTCTTCCACTCATCCGTGTAGTCAGGGAACAACAGACCGATGCCGTACGACACGAAGAATCCGAGACCCGCATTGAACAGGCCCAGGGCAACCAAGTTAATGGTCAGACTTGCAATGTTACCGTTCACCTTCGGCAGGGAGTTCACGCCTGCGTTCTTCATTATTTAAACGGTAGACAAAGAGTATAGACATATGGCTTTGGTCTCCAAGGCACCCACCGTTCTCCGCACCTGGGGCAAGCACCTCATCCTCGACGCCGCGGGTTGCTCTCCGAAGATGATTGGCTGTCCGAAGGTTGTTGATGGCTTTGCTCGCTCGCTGGTCAAGCGCATTGACATGGTACCCTACGGCCAGCCGCAGGTGGTGATGTTCGGATCGGGGAACAAGAAGGGCTACACACTGGTCCAGCTCATCGAGACCTCCAACATCACGGCTCACTTTGTGGAAGAGAACAACTCCATGTATCTGGACGTGTTCTCCTGCAAGGACTTTGACCCTGAGGTCGTGGAGGAGGCGGTCAAGGAGTTCTTTGACGCAAAGTACTTCAATAGCAAGGTGATTCTGCGTCAGGCCCCCGTCGATGTCGCGACGGCACTCGGCAAGTACACTCTGTCTTTCTAATACGGCATGAGATGTGCTCCGCTGTTCTGCGTATCTAGCGAGCACTGGTCTCGCTTTGCCCGGGTGTTGTCACCACATGTCACCGTCTCTTCCATGACTCCATTTGGTGCTGGATCCAGCCCCAAATTGATGTCGGTTGACGGACCGAATCCTTCACGGGAGAAGTAGGCAGCCAGAAGCACCAGTGCGGCAGCGGCATACACGAGGTACTGGCGCTTCATTTGCTATTTCGGGTGAAAATCATTGGGAGGCCATGGACTCCCGCGCAGCCTGCTTGGGACAGGTCGCGCACTTGGGGGGTACATTGTCAAAGGCCTTACCGCCTGTAATGACACCGATTGTCGGGATAAACGTCATGGCTGCGATGGCGATCAAGACAACCGCAAGGAGAACGTAGTCCCACATTTACTTATTCGCAACACTCTCCTCGTTGGACTCTGGCGCAGGGAAGAACTCCGAGGTCGTGCGGTGCTTGTTGCACGTGCAGTACTTGCCGCAGACGAGCTGGTCTTCAAGCGGGCGGCGCCCATGCTGGCGACACACGATGGTATCGCCAACCTTCTTGACGTGGGTGCAGTAGCGATCGCACTCCGTCTCGGCCTCCTTGCGGATAGGACAGAAGTAGCGAGTTCCCCAGTGGCATTTGGGGCAGATGTGCTTCTCGCAGGCAGAGCAGTTGGGCTTGAAGTGGACGACGAGCGTGGTGGAGCAGTCAGGGCAGGACATTTTGGCAGTTGCTGGGCGACTCATTTACGTTCAGCCACGTTAAAATCCGTTTTTAGAACAATGCGGAAGACAAGGTCCCATCGTCATCGCAAGCACAGGCAGACCCGTCGTCGCCCTCGCGTCGCCGTCAAGCGCATGTCGTCGTCTGTGGGTATGATTGAGCCCGTGCGTATTCAGCCTCCTATGCTCGTGCCACGGAAAGGCTTACAGATGAAATCTAAGGAGGAAACAAAATGAGCTCCGACACAGCAGCTGTTCCTGAACCGGTAAGTGCGACGGGTCCGACGGGTCCCACGGGTCCCACGGGTCCCACGGGCCCAGTGCAGGTGGATGCCGCGTCCAAGGCCGCAGAGGAGATTGCGGGCATGTACAATGTGATGGACTGGAAGAAGCCTGTGCCGACGGCGCTGGCGGTCTTTGCTCACGTGTCCACCATGACGGCCCTGACGGGTGAGGAGCGTCTGCGGGCCGTTCAGCGGGTACTTGTCGCCGTTGCCCTGCGTTCGGGGACGAGTGCGGATGAGAGTTCCGCGATCTTCTTCGTCAATGAGGTCCTGCCCCACATTGTTCACGCAGTGGAGACGGTGGCGTCTGGCAAGCTGCCTGCGGTGGAGGCGGTCAAGGACTTTGCCCAGAAGGAGATGAAGGGGATTGCGCCCATCGTGGTTCCCGAGATTCAGAAGGTTTCAGGTTGGTGCTGCAGGTAAACCATGGGTATCCCGTACTACGTAGCTAGCTTGTTGCGCAAGAACAGGCAGATTCAACAGCATTACACTACGTTTGAGGCCGATGCCTTCGGGATTGACTTTAACTGCTTCATCCACGCAGTCCTTGATGACATGGACCCTGTGGGAAGCATTGTGCGAGGACTGCGCGAGTACCTTGCAAGGATTACGTGTCCGCGCATCTTTGTGGCGTTTGACGGACTGGTTCCGTACGCAAAGATTGTCCAGCAGCGGTATCGCAGGTTCCGAAAGCCCGACCATGCTGGGGTCTTTGACCGCCACCAGATCTCGCCCGGGACTCCGTATATGGTGGAGCTGCTTCACGAACTGCGACTGGCTTTCCCGCAGCTGACGTTCTCAGGAACAGACGAGTATGGGGAAGGGGAACATAAGGTTTTTCAATGGCTGCGAAGTCTCGAACCCAACCATCGCAAACGTATCGCCATCTACGGGTTGGATGCAGACCTGGTTCTCATCGCGCTTGCGCAACGCTCGTTGGGCGATCTCTACCTACTTCGAGATGATGACGCCTTCTCCGTCCGAGCTCTTGCTGGAGCTCTTCCAATGGACGTGGATGCCTACATTCAAACGGCCATCCTCTGTTTCGGCAATGACTTTATGCCGACGCTGGCTTTCTACTCCCTTCGGGAAGACGGACACTCGCGTGCGCTAAAGTTCAGTCTGGAGCAAGCGGGTCCAGTGGAAACCAAACTCCTCACGGAGCGCCGCAAACCAGGGTTCGGATGTGCCGACGGACATGCTCTGGAAGCGAGGGTCGGTGCTCAGTTGCTGGACGGTGTGGTGAACTGGGAGCCCGTGTGCGAGGCCTTTTGGAAGACGTACATGTGGACGCTTGAATACTTCACCACGTCTCGCGTCCCCGACTGGTGCTGGGTGTATCCCTATGCAGAAGCGCCCTTGATCCAGACCCTGCTGGACTTTTCCCCCAAGCCGCACGAAATGAAGTGGGAGTACCCGACACCTCCGTTTCATGTGACGAATCAGTTGCAGTGTATTCTGCCTAGGGCCTCGCTTCGGACAGCTAGGCGACGCGTGCGATATCCCGACGAGTTGTACGACGAGGCAAAGGATACGCGGTACCCGTGGATGAAACGGTACGCATGGGAGACGGATCCGTATATTTCGGTTCCGTGGCACCCGGTGTTTCCGCTCACCTCTGTAAGCGAAATCGTCCTCCCGAAATACCAAGCCGCTGCGTCGATGGAGGCGCAGATGGCATCATCGCCTTCGTCGGTTCGCCCTCGGGGGGCATCTGGATCTTCCCGAGTGTTGTCAGGCCCTCGGGAATCAACTCGCTGAAGTCATCGGACCGAGCCGATGCATACGACGACTCGATCTTGTTCATCTCGGCAATCTTACGAAGGGCGGCGATACCCGAAGCGTCTTGCATCATCTTCCAGTGACGAGTGATGTGAGTATAGTATGCCTGGCGATATTGCGTAGCGGTTCGTGTCTTGACGTTGTTCTGCAACACCTCAAAACACGCAGCCACCGAAGAGTAGATGGGCTTGTTCAACCGATGGTTGACTGAATTGTGGGCACGGAAGGAGAAGAGCAGGAACGACGCTCGAGACTCGAGCATCTGCGGAAATCGGGAACGATATGCAGTCAGTAGCTCCTGAAAGTGTTCCTTACAGGACGGGCACGTAATCGTCCCCTGAAACAGGTCGAGCCAAGAGTTCACCAAGGCCTTCTCTGCAGGGGTTGGTGAATCTGGATACAAGGATGCCATGGAGTGCAGGGTCATCCACCCAAGGGGTCCCCACACAGACGTCATTACTCTTTACGAGGAAATACCTCACTTTAAAAAACCACCTAGTGCAGCCGCTGTGTGAATCTCCCTAACCAGCTTGGAGGGTGCCTTAGGACTGAGATGATGTCCCGCCTTTGTAAGGTCGGCACGCATCTCTTCGTCTGTCATACGTGATGTCCTCTCGCTCGCCGCCTGATACTGCTTCCGTTCTCCGACATCCGTGAGAACACGAAGGGTCCCCCGGTTCCCTTGCTCCCTCTTGAGGGGAGGACTCGTAGTCGGATTGGAAGAGGGTACGAGTTTTGCCCTGCGTGTCTGGCGGGTGCCCTTCATGACTCCCATTGGAAACGTCGTATGCATCGTGGCCTTGGCGGTTTTCTTGGCAGCTCTGGATTTGGGCAGCACGCGACGACTCTTGGTAATCTTCTTAGGTGGAGTGTCAGGCTGAGTCTTGGAGGCCTTTACGAAGACCTTCTTGATTTCGCCTGCAGCGGCTTCCATGCCTCCTTTACTTAAAAACGGATGATTTCGTTTACAGCGAACCGAGGGCACATAGTATGGAGTGGAACGCCGTCAATGCCTATTTTGAGAAGGGTGTGCGCCGTCTCGTCGACCATCAGATTGACTCCTTCGAAGACTTCGTTCGCAACAAGCTACCCCTAATCGTTCAGTCGACCCCGCCCATCACTGTGTGGCACGAGCAAGATGAGAAGCTGAAGAAGTACAAGTACGAGCTCCGCCTGTCCTTTGAGAACGTCACCTACCTCAAGCCCCGCCTTCAGGAAGCCACTGGACGCGTGAAGCCCATGCTTCCGTCCGAGGCCCGTGTCCGCAACTTCACCTACGCCGCACAGATGCACGCTGACGTGCGCTTTGTGGCTCGCACCTACAAGGGCCCCCTGCTGGACAGCTACGATGAGGAGTTCCGTGTGTTTGAGGGCATCAGCCTCGGCAAGTTGCCCGTCATGCTCGGGTCAAGTTTGTGTCTGCTGAAGGATTACCCTGCGACCCTGACGGATCTCGGCGAGTGTTCCCATGACCCGCTTGGCTACTTTGTGGTCCACGGCTCGGAGCGCACCATCCTCTGCCAGGAGAAGGTGGCCGACAACCGCATCATGATCTTCCAGAACAAGAAGACGGCCTCCAAGTACTTCTACTCAGTCGAGATGAAGTCACTGCACGAGTCGTTCACGACACCGCCCAAGAAGCTGGAGATTCGGCTGTCGTCCAAGTTCAATGGCTTTGGCTACCCGATGGTTGCGTGCGTGCCCCGCTTCCGCGAGGACATTCCGGTGATGGTGTACTTCCGCGCCATCGGTGTGACCAGTGACCGCGAGGTGGCTCGCCTGATATGGGGCGATGATTCAGATTCGCACGTGGAGATGCTGGGTGCGTCCTTCCGCGACGTGGCCGAACTGGGTCTCTTCACCCAGCAGGATGCGGTCCAGTACCTGACGGGCCATCTGCAGTATGGAACCAATCAGGAGGACAAGTGCGCCTACGTTCGCCAGCTGCTCACCACCGAGTACCTTCCGCACGTGCGCTTCGCGGGCGAGTCCACGACGCCTGAGGTATTGAATGCTCGTCGGGCTCTGCTAACGGCCTCCATGATTCGCAGGCTCCTGCTGACGTATGGCGGACACATTCCGCTGGATGACCGCGACGCCTACCCGAACAAGCGCGTGGTCACGACGGGTGCTCTGTTGACGCACCTGTTCCGCCAGCTGTTTCAGAAGGTCTGCAACGACACTCGCAACGAGTTCGTGCAGGAGGTCAACAATGATTCATGGAAGAAGGCCGCAGACGGCAAGCCTGCCCCTCTGGAGATTCTGAACATCAACAACCTCTACAAGATTCTGAAGTTGTCCACCATCGAGGGCAAGCTGAAGCAGGCGCTGGCTACAGGCAACTTCACGGTACAGGGTCTGGGTACGTCGTCATCCACGTCGCTGTCCAATGCGACCAAGGTGGGCGTCTCGCAGGTATTGGCGCGCATGTCGTATGCCGCCACACTGTCCCACCTCCGCCGTATCCAGACGCCTGTGGAAAAGTCAGGCAAGCTGCTGGCACCTCGCAAGTTGCACGGCACCTCGTGGGGCTTCATGTGCCCCGTGGAGACGCCCGAAGGCCACTCGGTCGGTATCGTCAAGACCATGTCGCTGCTGACCTCGGTCACGCAGCACGTGCCGAGTCACACGGTGCTCCACTTCCTTCAGGAGACGCCTGGGATTACGTGGATTCGGCAGGCGGTCGTGTATCCAGGCACATCCATCACGGTGAATGGCGTCCTGACTGCATACACGGAGAGTCCTCACGATGTGGTCAAGTCCTTGCGCGCGGCCAAGCAGTCGTTCCGCCTGCACCCACACACATCCATCGCGTGGTACACTCTGCTGAACACCATCATCATCGAGACGGACGGTGGTCGCGTGGTACGCCCGGTGTTCCGCGTGGGCGCCGAGCCACCTGCCGAGTCCGAGCGCGGCGACTGGAACAATTGGGTCAAGGCGTGTATGGAGTACATTGATGCGTCCGAGACGGAGACGCTGCGGATTGCCCTGACCAAGAAGGAGGTGACCTCACATTCCCACCACGAGATTCACCCGTCCATGCTGGTGGGGCACATGGCAGGAACCATTCCGCTATCGGACCACAACCAGTCACCCCGAAACACCTACCAGTCGGCCATGGGCAAGCAGTCCATGTGTGTCTACGCGACCAACTTCGCCAGGCGGCTGGACAAGAACGCGTACGTGCTGTGTTCCATCAGCCGTCCCCTCGTGGAGACGCGGTCCATGAACATCCTGAAGATGCACGAGATGCCGTTTGGAATGAATGCGGTGGTGGCCATCGCCTGCTACGGCGGGNACAACCAGGAGGATTCCATCATCATGAACCGTACAGCCGTGAACCGCGGTCTGTTTCGCGGTCTGTACTACACGCTCTACAAGGACGAGGAGCACCGCAACGTGACGTCGGGAAGGGAGGAGAAGTTCATGCGCCCGCAGAAGCATGCGACTCGCAAGTTCAAGACCTCCAGCTATGCGGCCATTCACGAGTCGGGTATTCCCATCCTGAACTCGACGCTCAAGGAGAATGACGTGGTGATCGGGAAGGTCGTGAATCTGCGCCACGACACTGCAGGGTATGCGTTCCGCGATGCGTCGACCACGCACAAGAACGGCGAGGACTGCCGCGTGGATGGCGTGTGGCAGGACAAGAACTCCGATGGGTATCCGTTCGTGAAGGTGCGCGTGGTGTCGGAGCGTGTGCCGCAGATTGGAGACAAGTTCTCATCCCGCCACGGACAGAAGGGAACGGTGGGTATGCTGCTCAACGAGGAGGACATGCCGTTCACAGGTGCAGGTCTGCGCCCCGACCTCATCATGAACCCTCACGCGGTGCCTTCCCGCATGACCATCGCACAGCTGATGGAGAACATCTTCGGCAAGATTTGTGTGCGCAAGGGCACACTGGGCGACGGCACGCCCTACGACCACATGAAGGTGGAGGACCTGAAGCAGCACATGGTGGAGATGGGCATGCATCCGTACGGCAACGAGATACTGTACAACGGACAGACGGGCGAGATGATGCAGGCGGAGATCTTCATGGGTCCCACCTTCTACCAGCGCCTGAAGCACATGGTCATCGACAAGCAGCACTCTCGGGCCCGGGGTCCGATTGTGAGCCTGACTCGCCAGCCGTGCGAGGGCAGGGCGCGCGATGGCGGTCTGCGTGTGGGAGAGATGGAGCGTGATTGCATGATTTCACACGGTGCGTCCGTCTTCACGAAAGAGCGTCTGATGGATGTATCCGACCCGTTCCTGACGGGCATCTGTAAGACCTGCGGGACACTGGCAGTGGTCAATCCACAGGAGGGCATCTACTCCTGCGGTTCCTGCGGCAACAAGACGGACTTTGTGCAGAAGACGATTCCGTATGCCATGAAGTTGTGGATGCAGGAGTTGGAGGCCATGCACATCGTGCCTCACATGGTCATGGAGTAAAGTGTTGGGAGAGAGTAATTGGGTTGGGTATGTCTGGTAAATCCCTGGCTCCTGGCACGGGCAAGATGCGACGTGAGTTACAACCGAGCGGTTCCGCTAGCGCTCAGGGCGCTGCCGCTGGGACTTTTTACCCCCGCCCCCGCCCCCGCCCCTCCCGTTCGCAGCGGATACTGGGCCCCAGTGACCCTGAACCAGACGGTCCAAAACTCCTGCTTATGTCTCACGGGGGAATTCCAGACCTGAATGTTGTAGCCGTTAATTCCGAGCTTGCAAGACTGACAGTCCCTCAACACTTTCGGATTGTCTATTTTTTCGACCCGCTTGCTACTCAATCAACGACAACCTGGTCATGTCCAGAAGAGGTGGCAAACTGGTGTACCAATGCAAAAGATGTACGCAGATGGGTGTATTCAGGCGGGAAAAATCCAGGAGGGACTACGTATGTCGGACGATTTCCAGTCGTGAGTTTTGAATCAGACGGATCGCTGGGCCTCTTTGCGTGTCCGAGCGATAAAGAGGAGGAGATGCTCGGTTGGGGTACACGCACGTTAAAGGATGCTGAGGAGAAACTTGAAGACCGATTTACTCGACTCCGCAAGCAGCGGGTAATCGACGCTAGGAGTAACCTAAACAAGTTGGCGAGGGAGGCGGGGCAACAGCAACAAATCTGGTATGTAGAGGACTCCATGACTCTGACCGACGTTCTTCAAATCACCTCGGAGCAGTTCAAAGCCAACCCCGAAGATGCCGCCGCTATAGAGGCGCTCGGCTCGAAAGAAATAACCATCTACATTGTTTCATGTTCTATCAAAGAGGGGGTCCGTCCTGTTCGGCGCGTAGACTTCGGAACCCAGGACGTTTGGCGCTTGCAAGGGAAACCGTTGGGTGGTGTCAGACGTAGTCGCCGTCGTGCTCGGACACGCTCTGCTCGGACACGCTCCGCTCGGGGACGCCGTGCTCGGACACGCTCTGCTCGGACACGTCGCTCTCACTCATAGGACGGCGCCGACGGGCGCGATACCAGGTGTGCACAAGACACACGACTGCAACGATTGTAACCGAACATGCGACACCCGTCGCGAGGGCGGAATCGGTGTCCATTCCCCTTTTTTGTTGAGTGCGTATAAATGGCCTGCCGTTGCTCTTCAAAGCGCACTCACCGCATGCTGTTCAAGAAGTGGGCGTCTCAGGAGGCCCGCGAGATGTCGCACAAGGGCAAACGCATGACGTTCCGCAAATGGGCGGCTCACGAACTCAAGGAAAAGTCCCACCCGGGCAATCCGTCGTTCAAGAAGTGGGCGGCTCAGGAGATGCGTGAGAAGTCGCATACACGCCGGCGCCGGTAAGTATACATGTCCGTTGAAGTAGTGATTGGCCCCATGTTCGCAGGCAAGTCATCGTACGCTATGTCCGCAATTCGTAAACATACTGCTCTTGGCCAGCGAGTGCTGGTCATCAAACCTGCGTGTGATACTCGGTATGGGGCGACCCCCGAAATCACAACGCATGACGGGGATTCGCTTCCCTGCTTCATAACCCACACACTGAATGCCGTCACGCCCGAGATGATGATGGGATGCGACGTGGTGGTGATTGACGAGGCCCAGTTCTTCGGTGGACTGTACTACTTTGTTCGGGATGCCGTGGATGCGTGGCACAAGGCAGTGTACGTGGTCGGACTGTCGGGTGACTGCACTCGCAAGCCCTTCGGAGAGATACTGAATGTCATTGCTCTGGCCGACAAGGTGACAACGTTGGCCGCCATCTGTGTGTGCGGGAACGAAGCACACTTTACACGCAGACGGCACCCGAATCCAGGTCAGGTGATCATCGGAGGCGCAGAGATGTACGAGGCGAGGTGCCATGCGTGTTTTCAGGGGTAGTCGTCGCCCCAAGGAAATTTTCTTGCGATGGAACATAACAGCAATATGGGTGGTGGTCTCTTACAGCTTGTCAGCTATGGTGCGCAGGACATCTACATCTCGGGAAACCCGCAGATCACCTTCTGGAAGGTGCTCTTCAAGCGCCACACGAACTTCGCCATGGAGTCCATTGAGGTTACCTTCAACGGCCAGGCGGACTTCAACAAGCGCGTGACGGCCATCATCAACCGTAACGCGGACCTGATGTACCGCACGTACGTGCAGGTTGTGCTCCCGGCGGTCGACCTGAGCGCCTCGAGCTCGGTCGCGACCTACGTCAAGCGCTTCCGCTGGCTCAACTACGTGGGCCACCGCCTGATCAAGACGGTCGAGCTCGAGATTGGCGGCCAGCGCATTGACCGCCAGTACGGCGACTGGATGCAGATCTGGACGCAGCTGACGCAGGATGCGGGCACGATCCGCGCGCTCGACGAGATGGTGGGCAACAGCCACGACCTGGTCCTGATGAAGGACGGCAACGGCTATGCGCTGGACCAGTCCTGCTCGGGTGCTGAGCTGACGAACTCCTGCGCGCCGCGCGCGGGCACCCCGGCTCGCACGCTGTACATCCCGCTGCAGTTCTGGTTCTGCCGCAACCCGGGCCTGGCGATCCCGCTGATTGCGCTCCAGTACCACGAGGTGCGCATCAACGTGGAGTTCGAGCAGTGGATCAACTGCTCGTACACGGAGCTCAAGACGGGCTCGGCGCCGACGAGCATCCAGTCGCTGACGGCCGCGTCGCTGTACATCGACTACGTCTACCTGGACACGGAGGAGCGCCGCCGCTTCGCCCAGCAGACGCACGAGTACCTGATTGAGCAGCTCCAGTTCACGGGTGCCGAGTCCATCACGAGCTCGAGCAACAAGATCCAGCTCAACTTCAACCACCCGGTGAAGGAGCTCATCTGGGTGTGCCAGCGCGACTCGTTCGTTGACTGCACGCAGCCCGCGTCGGCGCCGATCGCCGAGGTGAACGGCATGCAGCCCTTCAACTACTCCGATGACTTCACCACGGAGGGTGTCATCATGGACGTGCTCGCCCGCGGCCAGCTTGGCGGTGGTGCCTCGACGGTGGTCGTCCCGACGACCTCGGATGGTCCCTCGGGCCCCTACCTCCCGGGTCTGGGCATCCAGCAGGGCCCGTCGCTCCAGGGCTCGAGCTGGCTGGACACGAACGGCAACGTCGGCGACCAGGCGGCGCTCTTCGAGGACACGACGAACTACCTGCTCGCCAAGGTCCTCCTCGACTCGGGCATCAAGTGCTCGGGCAAGAACCCGATTGAGGTCGCCAAGCTGCAGCTCAACGGCCAGGACCGCTTCACGGAGCGCGAGGGTCGCTACTTCAACTTCGTGCAGCCGTACCAGCACCACACGCGCACGCCGACGGTGGGCATCAACGTGTACTCCTTCGCGCTCAAGCCCGAGGAGCACCAGCCCAGCGGCAGCTGCAACTTCTCGCGTATCGACAAGGCCACGCTGCAGCTCACGGTGTCCGTCAACACGGTCCGCTCGGGCCGCACGGCGCAGGTGCGCGTCTACGCCGTCAACTACAACGTGCTGCGCGTGATGAGCGGCATGGGTGGCCTGGCCTACAGCAACTAGAGACCTCCGAGAGGTCGAAAAACCCCAACACAAAACCACAAATGTGGGTGGAACACCACCCGAATTTGTTGTTGATTACGCCTTCTTGTGCTGGTTCGTTCCGATAACAAAGATTCCAATCCCGTTCCACCAGGGTGCGTCTGCTGGGCGGCTTAGATCAAAGTGTGTAACTGTTGTGAGCAGTTCACGCGTGTGGACAATCTCGATATTTAGGTCACGAAATGCATCCAGCGTTCCCTTCCGAACATCTGTCCAGTTCCAATCGTCCACCATGACAATGCAGCCGTCGTTAAGGTGCTGAATGTAATGCGAGATTCCCTTGTATTGGTCATCGTAGGTGTGACCCCCATCGTAGAGATACACGTCATACATGCCAAGCTTCGAATGATCGACTGTCCATGCGTCCGACTCAATGAGCCTATACGTGCTCTTTCCTTTATAGGTTTCAAGTGCCGACACCAATACATCCTTGCTTCCGCCGAACTGCGACCAATTGTCAATGAACGTTGCATCTACTTCGTTGGAATAGAGTGCGCTTACTGATGAACTTCCGTGCCACGTGCCAATCTCGAGGTATGAGGTGTTCGGCCTAGAGCATATCGCATTGTAAAACCGGCGTGTCTTTGTACCGGTCATTCCAGTGAGCGCAAGAAGTTCAGCGGGCAATGTAACCTGTTCGGCATCTGCTCGCGCAATAGAGTCATCAACGAATGCGGCTATGTCCATTTATAATCAAGTGGAGGGTTTTCTTGCAAGAATCCAACACTGACATACATTGTTCTCCTCGTTGGTTACTTTACCATTCCTATTGAGGGTATCGTATCCACACCAGCCAAAATTCTTGAAGATGTGGTTAATATACTCAAGATTTCCCCACTGGCCAACTTCTATGATATCAAACCCTGCATGTACAAACATGACTGCCAGACCCATCGGGTTATAACCGCCATAATGATAGGGAGTCGAATGAGGAATGTTGATGGTGGGTACGCTCGTGAAACAGTAGCCACCTGGCTTCAGGGTGTCATAAATGCTCTTCACTGCAACAAATGGGTTCTGCAAGTGTTCAAGCGTCTGACTGAAAAGGAAGAAGTCAAACGCATTGGTGTAATGATTTGAAATTGTGTGCAGGTCATAGGTGGGATACGGTAACTTGACCACTGTGCTGCACGGCAGAAAGTCGAGTTCTGGATCCGTGTCGCATGTAGACGCCAGGACCTCGCTCTTGATATTGTGCTTCTCTATCCAATTCTTGAAGTCAAGAACGGTATGAACGCGCGGGAAGTCATTATTTCCCCAACAATATCCCCACGAGGCGGCGGGGCAAGGTGGAACGACCTCGTACTGTGTGAAATACGATGCTGGCTTCTTCACCTTACTGGTGTAGAGTGTCATGAGTTCGTCGTCGCTGAGCATTCTTATTAGATACGAGAACCTGTCTAAGTGTTTTTTACGTAGAGGTCCTTGTACTTGTGAAGAACCTCGATCGTATCCGCATTCATCCCTTCTTGGTAGGTTGGCCACCATGTCTCGCAATAACCATCATAATGTCCCATGGTTCCTCCGTGGATATGAGTCAAGAATGACACGATGCAGTCAGACACCCTATGTCCTCCTGCATTGTAATAATGTTCGACGTATACCTTGATCACGTTCATGTCAGCGAGTATCTTCTCGAAGAACGACCGCCTATACATGCACCCTCCGAAACCAGATAACGGCAGCCCTGCTCCAACAAGTTGTGGGCGCGCAGTGGTTATGAGACCGCGCAGGTTCTCTAGCGCATAGACGCCTGCATCAGGGTTGAATCCACACAAATCATACTTAAGATCAATGGGGCACGTGGGGCGTTTCACCCAGACGTCATCCTCTAGAAGCATTATGTAGTCCTCAGTCGCATTCATAACGGCTTCGCGTAGACGGTTGAGCCACACCATGGCTCCGTCGGGTGTATCAAAACATGTGCCGAGTACCGATGTAGACGCCCTATTGCAGTACGTATACGTTGCCGAACACTCCCGAGCAATGTCACCAAGTGATTCGTCTCCACCGTCGTTGAACACAAAAAGGCTGGATGTGGGATATGCGTCCCTGAATGAGCGGATCGCGTGGTCAAACGCGGCCCTTTGCTTATAGCACTGGTAGAACCCAGCAACAGATGGCAAATGGCGTGCATAGAGTGCCTCGACTTTGTCGTAATCACAATGTCCCGCGAAGTGCACGAAGTAATTGGATGCGAAGCAATCGTCTAGCGTTTGTCCAGTCGCGCTGGCCACCGGCCATATCCTATCAAACTCATTCGGAAGTGTGGCGATCATGTCCCTCTTGTGCAACTCTACGTTCGTGGTCGCCTGTTCGTAGTGAAATCCTGCGTGATAGCCGATGTTCTTATGTGCAAACTCGTTGAAGATTTCTTCGCACATCTCGCGGTGGAGTTTGGGCTGGAACACCATCACACCTCCGTTGAATATCTTGGTCGTATCAAACGTAATGCCGAGCATCAACTTAAAGTAAGCAGGAGCACTCGTTTCCCATCCATTGCGCCTTTGTATCTCAATTCGGCCTTCGGGAGTGGGTTGCGAGTATTCATCCACCATCCCAACCTTGCCACCAAGCAGACCAAAGGGTATCGGTGGTGACAATGGATTTATCAATATGTCCGCATCAAGATACACAATGTAGTCGTAGGCATCGGCCCACTCGTTTGAGCATAGGCGATACTTCTGAAAACACACTGCATCTGGGTGGGCAAGGTCGGTCTGGTACTCTGTTATGACTCTGAAGTCATATCCATGTCGCTTCGCGTAGTATTCCTGACTCGGACGGAAGAGACGGGAATACTCGGTGTGATACGAAGGGCCTATAGCGACGCAGCATATGGCAACTTTCATTTATGTTACGCAATGAAAGAACTGCGAACGTACAGCGCATCGCCCCACCCCCACCCAGTCATGGAGATTTCTACCCGCTTGAACCCGCGGGCGTCCAACCACGCATCCATTTCTGGGAGCTGCGCGCACCCTGCATACAGCTCCTTGGTATTGACCTCTGCGTAGATGTAGCTGATCATCTTGAGCCCGTCCTCAAACCCCTGCAGGCACTTGAGCTCGGCTCCCTGAATGTCCATGTTCAGGAAATTGGCCCGGATGGCCCTATCCTTGACGATGGTGTCCAGTGTCGTAGTGTTCGTCCACACGCGCTTGATCACGTTGATACTCGGGTGCGCCTCCAGATGAGTCTTCAGTTCAAGAATTGAGCTCGACTGGAAGTTGTTCGTGATCTTGAACTCGACCGTCTCCACCTTGTCGGAGACGACACCCTGAATCACGTTCGGGAGCCGCTTGGCCAGCTCGGTGCAGAGCTCGGGAATGGCCTCGACCCAGTGGATGTCCTGTTGCGGAACACCCTCGGCGAGATACGCATCGTTCTCCTCGCCCGCATGTGCACCCACGTGGAGGACGCCAGATATCTTCAGGTCATACTTCTGGACAAGGTCACGGAGGGGAATCAGCATTTGTGCTTGAAGCCGACCTCGTTGTAAATCACTTAGAACCAGACGCGCAGACTGTACAAATGAGTATCAGCGTGTGCATCCCGACGATGCGGAGGTTCGGATTCCTTCGTGAGTCAATCCCCAAGTATCTGGAGAACCCTCACGTCACCGAACTCATTATCACGGACGAAACGGGCGACGACTACGCAGCCATCACGTCTGCATTCACGCATCCCAAGTTGCGTGTCTACCAGAATGAGTGCCGACTCGGGGCCATTGCGAACAAGCAACGCGCTGCATCGTATGCGACCTGCGACTACATAGCCATCCTGGACAGCGACAACTTTGCCGACATTCCGTACTTTGAGGCCTTCAAGGCGTACGTGAGCGCGAACGCGTGCTCAGACGCTACGGTCTTTGCCCCTTGCTTTGCCATGCCCAACTTCAACTACGAGCGGTTCATTGGAAAGCAACTCGACCGCCGCACGATTCACCTGTACTACCCAGACATCAATGCCTGCTTGAACACGATGAACATGATTGTCCGTCGCTCGTTCCTTGAGACGTATCGGCTTATGGAGGACACACCGTGGTGCGTAGACGCAGATGGGTCGCACGATGCACTCTACTTTTCGATGTATTCCATCTTTGTGAAGAATGCGACCTTTGTGGTTGTGCCCGGTATGGTCTATGAGCACCGAGTCCATGCGGGTTCCTGGTACATGGAGTCCGTTGAACGGAGCCGTGGAGTCTACGATCGTTTGATGGAGCGCTTCTTCCCGAAGCCTACTGCGAATATCATCAAGCAGATGAGTCTGAGCGACTGGCAGGCGACCTACAAGGACGAATCCACGTTCATCGTGCAGGCATCCTCCATGAACATGGATGACGCGTGGATGCCGTTTCCTATCGGAATGCAGTTCATGTATGGGAAGATGGACCTGACTCGTCGGCTACAGGTTGGCCCCCACGACAGGTTGGTGCTGTGCGCCATCGGAGCCGATACGGATCAGCGCAGGCGCCCATCTGGAAAGAACCGCGCGTCTATTCTTGCAACTCTGGCTATGAACGGTATTCAGAATGGACACACGTCCACGTATTTTCAGGAACTCCCGTCGTACAAGTTCGTCGTGTCGCCCGAGGGCAATGGGATTGACTGTCATCGCCACTACGAAGCGCTGATGGCAGGATGTATTCCTATCATTGAGCGCAATCCGCTGGTGGAGGCCAAGTATGCGGGGTGTCCAGTGCTGTGGACCGATGACTACTCCGAAATCACACCCGAGTACCTCGAACGGGTCTACCCAGAGATGTTGAACAGGGTGTACGACTTCTCTCGTCTGCACATTGGGTTCTATGACTTTGCAACTCGTTGCCATCTCAAGGACTGCGGGAATTTCTGGATGATACGGATGCTGAACAAGGTATGGTACGACGATTTCAAGCACATGGTGGGTGTGAACGTCATGGGTGGGCTGGGGAACCAATTGTTTCAGTTTGCGGGTCTACAACACCTCGCAACAACGACGGGTAGGGTCGCGCGGCTTGCAAACGTTGGGGTTCAGTCGCCACATTCGTCAATGTCGTATTGGCAGACGATTCTGTCCAAGTGGGCGAAGCTCTACCCAGGACGGTTCGATACCTACGTTGACGAGTTCCGAAACAACATGACGTACACGGACTGGGTTCCAATCCTTAGCAAGGCACCCTCCACGCTGTTCACCGGGTACTTCCAGGACTATCGGTATGTTGCAGACGACTTTGTAGATACACTCGTGCTTCCGACTGAGGTGTTGACCAAATACCCCGACATTGGGTCGAAGGTCTTTATCCACGTGCGCGGAGGCGACTATGCTGGAAACGCAGACCTGGATGTCAATCTAGACGCATACTACGCCCGCGCCATTGCCAAGTTCCCGGGCGCATCGTTCGTGATCTTCACCAACGACGAACCGTTCCTCTTGGCGCGACCATGGCTGGAGGGGCTGGACTATACCATCGTCCGTGAGAACGAACTGGATACCCTAACGCTCATGAGCAAGTGCGCAGGTGCCATCTGCGCCAACTCGACCTTCTCGTGGTGGGGCGCTTGGCTCAATCGCAATCGCACGATCGTGTTCCCGAGCCGTTGGGTGAATGCGTCGGCCAAGCACAAGTACGAGGGACTGTACTTTCCAGGCGTTCAGACGTGTGAAGTTGAGTAGGAGTATACCACAATATGCCTCCCATTGATGTCTTCTGCATTCACTTGCCACACCGCAAGGACCGCCGCGCACACATGGACGCCATGCAGGCCAAGTACCCGTCGGTGAAGATTCACTACGTCGACGGTGTCTACGACCCGACCTCCCATCTCGGATGCCAGCTGTCCCACAAGAAGTGTGTGCAGATGGCCAAGGACGCGGGGTGGCCGTACATCATCGTACTGGAGGACGACTGTGACTTTTGGCTGTCGGACAAGCACCTGCGCCAAGCGTTTGAGACCATGGCCGACTACTACACGTGTCACCCCGAGGTCGAGATTGTCAATGGCTGTGGAAACCTGGACGGGTTCAGCATCACGACGTGCGACAAGTTCAGGCAGATGTACTTTCTGCGGTCTCCGAATGTCTACACTGCCCACTGCATTCTCTACGGTGCCCGGGTCTACGACAAGGTGTTGTCGGTTGAGCCTGGTATTCTGATTGATGCTGTACAGAGTCAGTGGAACATGGTCTATACCTATCCCTATCTGGCTACGCAGATTCCGTCGTACTCTGACTTGGTGAAGGAGGATGTCGACTACGACAATATTCGCAAGTCGCGGAGCTTTGTGGCAAATCACATCCACAGTCTAAGGCAATGAAGATTGGAACCATCGTGACCGCGACGGACTTGAACCCACTGTACTGCGACTTTGTCCCCAACTTTGTCAAGGCATGGAAGGCTGTGATCCCCGAGGCTGATGTGCGCATCGTGCTGGTTGCCGATGAGATTCCCGAGTCGCTCATGCCCTGGGCCGAGCACCTGGTCCTGTCCAAGCCCATTCCTGGTATTCTCACTGCCTTTCAGGCACAGTGTATCCGCCTGCTGTATCCCCGCGAGGTCACGCGTGACGAGGGCGTCCTGATTACCGACATGGACATGCTCCCTGGAAACCGCAGGTACTACGTGGAGTCGATTGAGTGTGTGCAGAACGACGGGTTCGTAGTGTACCGCGACGTGTGCTTTCCTGGCGAGATTGCCATGTGCTACAATGTCGCACACCCGTCGACATGGACCTCCATGTTCGGTTCGGAACCCACGGAGACGGTGTTGCGGAGTTGGTACCCTGTCGACTACGACGGCAACCACGGAGGTGTTGGCTGGGGAACCGACCAGGTCAAGTTCAAGCAGATATGGGATGCATGGAATGGACACAAGGTCGTGCTGAACGACACCATCACGCAGTTCTGGCGCCTTGACCGCATCTACCCACACATGTTCACGAACCGCACCCAGCTTCGCAATACCATCCTCGCAGGATACGTCTGCGATTACCACTGCCTGCGCCCCTATTCGGACCACAAGGACATAAATGACTTTATCGTTTCTTGCCTACAGGAGAAAGCATGGTGAACGCCTTTTCTTTTTGCCTGTTCGGCGACACATCCAACCTGTACCACCGGGGGTTCCTTGAGAACCTGGACTTGATTAAGAAGCATTACCCTGGGTGGGTCGTATACGCCTACTTGGGCGCCGATACAGAAAGTGGATTCAGAAACTACCTGCTTCGCGACTCCGTGGTTCGTGTCCGCGACACGGGGATCGTCGGGTTCAAGAACACCGTGCACCGCTTCTTTGCAATCGACGAGCCCGATGTAGAGGTCTGTTTCTTCCGCGATGCAGACAGTCGCATCCACTGGAAGGACCGATGGGCCATCAACGGGTTCGTGAATATGCCGCACGGATGCCACGTCATTCGTGACCACAAGGAACACACTGCGATGATTGCGGCAGGAATGTGGGGTGTGCGGCAGGGTGTCCTGAAGACACCTATGCGCGGGCTGTTTGAGAACTGGCCGCCTGTGTTTGCTGGAAACGGCGATCCGAATGATGTAGAGGGCTTCGGCATTGACCAGAACTTCTTGGTCAAGGTCGTGTACTCTCTCGTTCAACCTACGCTATTTGTCCATTTCAGTAACGGACAGCGCAAGACGTGGGAGAATGGTGCCGAGTTTCCGTTCACCTGGACAAATGATGTCTACTGCGGCAGGCGAGAGTTTCCGCCATTCGTGGACACAACTGTTTCATACCGACCTCCCGCGTTGATAAAATTGTCGCACTCATGAACAATGCACATCAAGGCAACTGGATCGCGTCGTTGTGTCTGGAACGGATCGGCCAAGAAGACCCCGGGCGGTCTTACCAAGAGTGACCTCATGCAGAACAAGTATGGACGTATCGTGTCCCGTAAGCGTGCTGCCCGCGCTCGCTCAGGTCGCGCTTTCACTCGTCGTCACAAGTAGACTTTTTTGATACGCAAGAGTAATGGCAGCGCTTCTGGGGTTTCCATTGGTAAACCTCTTCCTATACGGCAGTACACTGGCAACCGCTCTTGCTCTCTCAGCGTATGGGTCTAACGCCAATACCAACAACCTTACACCCCAACAGAAGGACGCACAGTCGCGTATTGTGTGGGCGATCAGCGAAGAACAAGCATCCTTCGGAAATGTTACCAGGGCCGCAGCAGACGAACGCGCTGGCATTCAGAAGCAGGTTCTGGATGGTCTTTCAGGAGAACTGACTGAGATGTCGGCTCCAGAGCTTCAGTTCGAGATTGCATGGCGGAAGGGCGTGGAGAAGGGCCAGTCGCTCGACCCTGCCATCAAGATTGCCAAACGGACACCTGCGGTCGTCCAGCGCGATGGGTTTTTGGTCGAGTTCATTCAGGCACTGGTTGATACTCTGGAAAGCGACACGTTCAATCGGAACTGGGGGCAGTACGTCGGGGAACGTGGACAGGCATTGGAGGAGGCACGGTATCGGTCGCTGATTGGACTACCGATTCAGACGCCCGACGACGAACGACGTCGCAAGGAGGAACGCGCGGCGGCGGCGGCGGACCGTGGCGTTCCACTGGAAGGCGGTGGTACAATCAACGAGGCACGTCAGCTGCTCCAACTTGCATTAGCCCAGGACCAACCCAAGGGCGCCGTCCAACAGGCACTCAAGATTCTGGTCACAACAAAAGCTCCCCCCGATCAGGTCGACCGATTCGATGAGATTTTCAACGTCTTCGTCAAGTTCCGCAGGAACTCTCGCGATTCCGTGTTCCGTCGGGCGTACAGTCCCGCACGCCTGGGAGACGCCGAGACCATGTACGACTTCCTGAAGGATGACAAGATCAAGGTCAACCAGCACTTTGTCGACATGAACATCGACACGGACTTCAACACAGCTGTGACAGTCGGAAGCCTGACACCAGCGGACATTGCACCAGCGGACATTGCGGCGGCTAAGGCTGCGGCGGCGGCTAAGGCTGCGGCGGCGGCTAAGGCTGCGGCGGCGGCTAAGGCTGGGACTCCTGCGGCTCCTATGAGTGGTCCTGGGGCGGCGGCGGCGGCAGAGGCTGCGGCGGCTAAGGCTGGGACTCCTGCGGCTCCTATGAGTGGTCCTGGGGCGGCGGCGGCGGC